CCTGCGTTCTCTGCGCCAGGAAATGCACAAACAAAACTCACATTTATGTGTAAGACTGCACAATTACCAGGTGCAACTATCGGTGTGGTACCAGTGCAGTATTTTGGCCGTGAATTAAAGTTTGCTGGCAACAGAACATTTGCAGACTGGACAATTACCGTTATCAATGACGAAGATTTTTCAGTTCGCAATGCTTTCGAAAGATGGATGAACGGCATCAATTCACACAACTTGAATGTCCGTAATCCAATTGCTTTAGCACCTTTAGGTTACACAGTTGACGGTGAAGTTACTCAGTTTGGTAAACAAGGTAACACATTGAAGAAATACAAGTTTGTAGGACTATTCCCAACCGATGTTACACCTATCGATGTTGATTGGGGTTCAAATGATGCAATTGAGGAGTTCTCTGTAACTCTCACCTATCAATGGTGGGAATCAGTAGCAGACGGTGTTGTGTAAGAAGAAAGGCTTCGGCCTTTCTTCAATTTTTTAGGATGATTTGTTAATGGCTTTTTACCTTCTTATCAAAGAACATCTTGACACGGGTTTAAAATATCTGTGTAAGCATGTTGCATTTTCTTTTTCCGAATGTGAAAATTATAAAGGTTCTGGTACCTATTGGAAAAGATTACAAAATGATAACGAATGGAGGTACCTAAAATTGCAATAAAACTCTTTGGCTTCACCCTAGGTTCAAAGGATGTTGTTCAGGTACAAAAACCCGAACAACCATCTTTTGCACTTCCAAATGAAGCAATCGATGATGGTGCAGTCACCATCACCTCTAACCCTTATTACGGCACTTATGTTGATTTAGAAGGTGCAGTTCGTAATGAGCTCGAATTAGTCACCCGTTATCGTGAAATGGCAAACCATCCTGAATTGGAGATGGCGATTGATGATATTGTTAACGAAGCAATCACACATGATGTTTCTGGTCGAACAGTCAATATTGTTTTAGATAAATTAAAACAACCAGAAACAGTTAAAAAGAAAATATCAGAAGAATTTGAGAATGTTCTTAAAATGCTTAACTTTGGTAATCTTTCTGACGACCTTTTTAAAAGATGGTATATTGACGGCAGAATTTATTACCATGTAGTTGTAGATGAATCATCACCAAAAGAAGGTATTAAAGAATTACGATATATTGACCCACGCAAGATTCGTAAAGTGCGTGAATTGGTTAAAGATCGTGATCCAAAAACTGGTGCCAACATCATCAAGTCTATTGCCGAATACTATGTTTATTCGGATAAAGGCACAACTACTCAAACATATTCTGCAACTGTAAATGCAGGACTTCGTATTGCAACAGATTCAATTATCAATGTGAATTCTGGATTGATGGATGCAAAAAATACATTCGTCATTTCTTACCTACACAAAGCAATTAAACCACTTAATCAGTTGCGTATGGTTGAAGATGCGGTGGTTATTTACCGTTTATCAAGAGCACCAGAACGCCGTGTATTCTACATTGATGTAGGTAATTTACCGAAAGGTAAAGCAGAACAATATCTGCGTGATGTGATGATTAAGTATAAAAACAAAGTTGTTTACGATGCATCAACAGGAGAACTTCGTGATGACCGCAAACACATGTGTTTGGTTATGGATACCAAAGTTCCTTTACTTGATGGAAGAACATTAACGTTAAATGAAATTTCACAAGAATATAAACAGAAAAAATTATGGGTTTATTCTTGTGATTCAATTACTGGTAAATTTTCTCCTGGATTAATTACTTGGGCTGGTATTTCTAGACCAAATGCTGAAGTGATGAGAATAACTTTAGACAATGGAAAAACTATTAATTGCACACCCGACCATAAATTTCCTGTATGGAATCATGGATTGACTATGGCAAAAGATTTACAAGTTGGTGATTCATTGATTCCTTTATATAGAAAAAAACAAGGGATAACTCCTGGTGCAAAGAAAAATAAAGATTATGAACAAATTTGGGAAAATGAATCAAAAGAATGGAAATTTACTCATAAAGTTGTTTCTGATTGGAAAGACGAAAATGAATTAAATAATGAATTTGTATTTAATGAAAATTATGTGAATAGTGACAAAAAAACAGTTCATCATGTCAATATAAATCGCTTTGATAATTCTCCTGAAAATTTGATAAAAATGAACAGTAAAGATCATATTTTATATCATCAACATTCTTCAAGTAATTCAGGAAAAATTGGTGGGAAAAATTGTTATGAAATGGGTGTAGGAGTTCATAATAAACAACATCCAGATTATAAAGAATGGCATGTAAAAGCTGGCAAAATTGGTGGAAAAATTTCTTCACAAAGTGGAAAATCACAAGATAATTTTGCTGAAGGAAGACAAATTTTTGTTGACCTTATGAAAAAACCAGAATATCGTGATTGGTTTATTGAACAACAAAAAAATGGTTGGACAAAAGAAAAGAGAAATAATGCTTCTAATCGTGCAAAAATTAATAATCTTAGTGTAATAGGTAATAATGCCAAAAAAGAATTGTATAAAACTGAAGAAAGAAAACAAAAACATCACAAATTATATTCTGTTGAATATTCGGAAGAATTGTTTAATGTTGTTAAAGATTGTGCAAGTAAAAAATACACCAGAGAACAAACTGTTGAAATATTAAATCAATCAGAAAAAAATATAAAATTATGGCAAAAAATAAATGAGGATAAATGTTTAAGCAAAAAACAAAAATCTTTTGATAAGTTTTCTTTTAATGACGTAAATAAGATTTCCAAACAATATGCAAATATTAATTACAAACAATTAAAAGAACAAAATGAATATAGGAATCATAAGATTGCAAAAATTGAATATTTAACCCAAAGATTTGATACTGGTTGTTTAACAATTGATGGAAATGAAATTTATCACAATAACCATACTTTTGCTTTAGATGCTGGTGTATATACTCAAAATTCAATGCTTGAAGATTTTTGGTTACCTCGCCGTGAAGGCGGTAAAGGTACTGAAATCACTACACTACCTGCCGGTCAAAACCTTGGTGAATTAGAAGATGTGAAATACTTCCGTCAAAAACTATTACAGTCTTTGAATGTGCCAATTTCTCGTTTAGAACCACAACAAGGTGGTATGATTGGTCTTGGTAGAACAACTGAAGTTACCCGTGATGAAGTTAAGTTTAATAAATTCATCATTCGTTTGCGTAATAAGTTTTCGCAAATTTTTGACCATGCATTAGAAAAACAATGTGTATTAAAAGGTATCTGTACAAAAGATGAATGGCAACAGTTTAAAGAAGATATCTATTACGATTATGTAAAAGATAATAATTTTACCGAATTGCGTGATGTAGAATTATTGCAATCTCGTATTCAAACAGTAACTACTGTCGACCCATATGTTGGTCGTTACTATTCTGCCGAATGGGTTCGTAGACATGTTCTTCACCAAACAAGAGAAGAAATTGCAGAAATTGACCAACAAATTAAACAAGAAGGAGAAAATGGAACTGGCGGTCCTACACAACAGGCAGGACAAGAACCTGAAGTAAGTGCAGACCAGTATCCACCAGAAGATAATACCGCAGAGGCAGGAGCAACCGAATCTCCAACACCTATGTTAGATGCCGAAGTGGAAAAATATTCGTCTATACTAAATAGGCGTTAAAGGAGATTAATATGAATGTGAAAACTTTTATTGATAGTGTTGCTTCAGGTAATGCAGTAGAAGCAAAAGATAGTTTAAATGACCTTCTTTCTGCTCGTGCATTTGAAGCACTTGATGCTAAAAAAATTGAACTTGCACAAGCTTTATTTTCAGATAAAGAAAAACCAGAATGAAAAACTTACAAGAGTTTAGAAAAGTTGAATTACAAGAAGCAGAATTAGATACTGCCGATATTAAAATTGGTTCATCAGGTCGCAAAGTAAGGGCACATCGTTTTAAAATAGGTGATGCACCAGTTAAAGAAGAAATAGGAATTGAAGAAACAACATTAGAGTTACCTGATGACCCTCCATTTGTGCTTATATTAAAGCGTAAAGCAATTCGCTTGTATCCTAATCGAACAAAAATTGCGCTTTACTACAATCAGAAATTAGACAAATACTTTTCAATAACTTATGGTTCAGGTGTTGATGCACCAGTTCAAGCAGAAGAAGTTGAATATGTAAATGAAACAGTTATGGACCAATTGCACAAAATTGTTTCAAATAAACAGGCAAACTCTGTTAAGTTTGCAAACGGTCAAAGTAAAAAAGTTGACCATTTTACCGCGTCGGCAATCACGCAAGTCCATAATGCTTTGAATGATGATAATAAAAAGAAGTTTGCAGACATGGTTCACAAATCACCTGAACATCTAGCAAAAGCAGCAGACTTTGCGTTTCGTCGAGCAAAATGAATCTAATAGATTTAATTATTAAAGGCAAATTAGATGAGGCAAGACAATGTTGTTATGACCGTCTAAAAGAAAAAATGGCAAAACGCTTAGAAGAAGCAAAGCGTTATGTTCAAGCCGACATGTTTGAAGAAGTAGAAGAGCTTGATGAGAGAAGAAATCCAAATCTCGTTAAAATGGGCAGAATCACTAAAGTTCGCCGTAGAATTAGAAGAAACAAAAAAGGCCGTATTGTAGTCCAAAAGAACATCAGACGGTCAAATATTAAAGGTTATAGAATTACGGGTAATACTGTTCGCAGAGTGTCCGCAACTGTAAGATTAAGAAAGGCTCGTTTATTAAAACGGTCATGGAAAACAACTAGAAGAGCTAAATTACGCCGTACATTGCTTAAAAGAAAAATGTCAATGCGTAGGCGTGCATCAATGGGACTAAGATAAAAATGGCATACGAAATTACCAACACAGTTAGAGGTTCATCAATCATTCGTGTGGTTGATCCAGGAACAGTTACAGTTAACATTGCAAACTTATCTGTTAATGGAAATGAAACTATAACAGCCGCATCTATTAAAAGAGTAATGTGGTCTACAAATGGTGCAATTAGCATTACAAGAAATTCTGTAACAGTATTACAATTGCATGGACAAGGTGACATGATTCTTACAGAAATTGGACACACAATTGCCAATACAAACACAGGTACTATCGTAGTTACTATTGCAACAGGCGGTACTGCAATACTTGAAATGACAAAAACTGCTGATTATACAACCGCACTAACAGGAATCTAAAATGAAACTCATTAGAGAAACTGTTGAAAAAGTAAAATATATTACCGAAGAATCTGAAGAAGGTAAGAAAAAACTTTTTATCGAAGGAACATTTCTTGTTGGCGATGCAGTCAATAAGAACAATCGCATGTATAAAATGGACACGCTTCGTAATGAAGTTGCCCGTTATACTGAAGATTTCATCAATACGAACCGTGCATTAGGTGAACTAGGACATCCAGATACACCTACAATTAATCTTGAGCGTGTATCCCATAAAATTGTATCTTTAGAGGAAGATGGTAATACTTTTTATGGTAAAGCTCTTATCCTTGAAACACCTTACGGCCAGATTGTAAAAAATTTCATCGACAATGATATTCAAGTTGGAGTATCTTCAAGAGCTTTAGGTTCTTTAGTGCAAACTAAAGAAGGTTACAACTTAGTTCAAGACGATTTGCGCCTTGCAACTGCGGCAGACATCGTTGCGGACCCATCAGCACCAGGTGCCTTTGTTAACGGTATTATGGAAAACAAAGAATGGATGATGGTTGACGGTAAGTTTGTTGAAGCAGACCATGACCGCTTTAAGAAAACAATTCAGAGAGTTCCTAAAGATCAAATCGAAGAAACTGCTCTAAAACTGTTTGAAAACTACCTACGAAAGCTTTAATTTTATAAATAAGAAATCATAAGGAGATTCCTAATGGCAACAAATAAACTCATGGAAGCCGCAGCAGAGATTCTTTCAGGAAGCAAGAAATCTGCTCCAGCCATGCCCGCTGAAAAACTAGAGGGTGAAGTTGTGGACCTTGGTGGCCCAACTCCGCAAAATAGCAAGAATGATGACGATTCAAATAAAATTGACATCACCAAGGCTGCAAAGAGCGCAACAGCTCCAACAACAAAACCGTCTGCTGCTTCTGCTGATAAACAAGACACCATGAAAAAAATGGCCGAGGAAGAGCAAATGGAAGAAGAACAGATTGGCGATAAGTATGTTAAAAAAGCAGAAACGCGGTCTCAGGGTGTTCAACATGCGATGAAAAAATTGAATCAAGAAGAAGTTGTCGCCGAAGAAGAAACTTTGGAGAAACGCAAGCGTGAAATGAAAGAGGATATCGATGCATTGTTTTCTGATGATTCTACCATTTCAGAAGAATTCAAAATTAAAGCTGCCACAATTTTTGAAGCTCGTGTTTTAGACCGAGTAACTCAAATTGAAGAGGAAATCGAAGGCAAGTATGCAGATATGCTTGAAGAAGCCGTGACTTCTATCAAAGCAGACTTGACAGAAAAAGTTGACGATTACCTCAACTATGTTGTTGAGCAATGGATGGCAGAAAACGAAATTGCAATTGAGTCCGGTCTCCGTTCCGAACTTACAGAAGAATTTATTGCAGGTCTACGCAACCTATTTGCAGAACACTATATTGATGTTCCTGATGAAAAGGTTGATTTGGTTGACGAACTTGCCACTAAAGTTGAAGAACTTGAAAGCAAACTCAATGAAGAAATTGAGCGTGGTGTTGGTTTTGCAAAAGCACTTGTAGAATCACGCAAGAATGAAATTACCCGTGAAGTTAGCGAAGGTCTTACGACTACTCAAATCGAAAAAATCAAATCACTCGCAGAGAGTGTAGAATTCTCCACAGAGGACGAATACAAAAATAAGATTGAGACAATTCGTGAGAACTACTTCCCATCTGGTATTAAAAAAGCAGATGAAACCCAACTACACGAACAGGTAGAAGATACTAATGCTAAGAAGGTTGACATTAACGACCCTCTAGTTGCAATGGTATCAAAAGCAATTTCAAAAACAAAATTTTAATTAAAAAGTAAAACCCTAAAGGAGAAACTTAAATGTATTTGTCCGAACAACTACAAAAGAAATGGGAAGGCGTTCTGGATCATCCAGAATTAGCACCTATTAAAGATCCATATCGTAAAGCTGTTACTGCCGTTATTTTAGAAAATCAAGCTTCTGAAATGACAAAAGCAGCTGCAGTTCTTAACGAAGCGGGCCCAGTAAACTCAATGGTTAACACCGTTGCATCAGGCGGTTTTGGTGGTTCAGCATCAACACCTGTTGCTGGTTTCGACCCAATCCTTATCTCTCTAGTTCGCCGTTCATTGCCCAACCTTATCGCTTATGATGTTGCAGGCGTTCAGCCAATGACTGGTCCAACTGGTTTGATTTTCGCTATGCGTTCACGCTATAGCACACAATCTGGTACAGAAGCCTTCTATAATGAAGCCAACTCTGGTTTCTCTGGTGCTGCTGCTCAAGCTGCTATTTCATTACAGTCAAATACTTCAACTACAGGTAATGTATTTGCGAACACCGTGTTCTCAAACCTTCCTGCAACAATGACAACTGGTGCTTCTGAAGCCTTGGGTGATGGTTCTAACACATTCCAAGAAATGGCATTCTCAATTGAGAAAGTTACTGTTACTGCTCGTAGCCGTGCTCTCAAGGCAGAATACGCAATGGAACTTGCACAAGACTTGAAAGCAGTTCATGGTCTTGACGCTGAGACAGAACTCGCTAACATTCTTTCGAGCGAAATTCTTGCAGAAATTAATCGTGAAGTTATTCGCACAATCTACGCAACTGCTAAGGTTGGTGCTCAAGTAGGTACAACTACTACTGGTACTTTCGACTTAGACACCGACTCAAATGGTCGTTGGATGGTTGAAAAAATTAAAGGTTTGGCATTCCAAATCGAGCGTGAAGCTAACGTCATCGCTAAGTTGACCCGCCGTGGTAAAGGTAACATTATGATTTGTTCAAGCGATGTTGCTTCTGCACTCGCTATGGCAGGTATCCTTGACTATAACTCTGCTCTTGCATCAAATGCTCCTCTAACAGTTGATGACACCGGCAACACATTTGCAGGTACGTTGTTTGGTCGTATTAAGGTCTACATCGACCCATACTTCCCAACTTCATCTACATCTGAGTTCGCAGTTGTCGGTTATAAGGGTTCTAACGCTTATGACGCAGGTCTATTCTACTGCCCATATGTACCTCTACAAATGGTTCGTGCCGTTGATACCGATTCTTTCCAACCAAAGATTGGTTTCAAGACCCGTTACGGTTTGGTAGCTAACCCATTCGCAGAAGGTACAACTGTTGGTGCTGGCGCAATCGCTGTAAACTCCAATGTTTATTACAGAGCATTTAAAATATCAAATCTCATGTAAGAAACAACTAACTAATAATAATAACAATAATTTAGTATTTAAGACGGGAATTTCGATTCCCGTCTTTTTTTGTTTTAATTACATAAAGTTTATAAATTATAAATAAAAATATGTTAAAACATAAACACCATATAATTCCAAAACATGCAGGTGGTTCTAATGATCCATCTAATCTTATTCATCTTACTATCGAAGAACACGCAGAAGCACATAGATTATTATTTGAAAAATATGGTCGCAACGAAGATAAATGGGCATGGTTAGGTTTATCAGGACAAATAGGTAAAGATGAAATTTTAAAACAAATTGCCATGGCGCAAAAAGGTAAAAAGAAACCAGAAGGTCACGGTGAAAAAATTAGTTCTTTTAGAAAGAACTTTAAATATACCGATGCATCAAAATTAAAAATGAGTTTGGCAAAAAAAGGTAAAAAATTTTCAGAAGAACATCGCAAAAATTTATCATTGGCACAAATAGGAAAAAAACAATCTGATTATCAAAAACAAAGAGCAAGAGAAACTATGGAAGAATCGTGGGTTGTAACAACACCAAAAGGACAATCAATAAACATAGTTAATCTAAGAAAATTTTGTTTAGAAAATAATTTGGATCAAGGTAATATGGTTAAAGTTTCTAAAGGAATTTTAAAACAACATAAAGGATGGATTTGTTTTAAGGTCGCATATAAATAGATATATGACCGATATCATAGTTATGGCAGACTTGCTGAATTTACGAGCAAGAAAAATCAAAGAATTGGAATTCTATAAAGAACAATTGAAAGAATTCCAATTAAAGATGATTTTTATTCAACAAGAAATAAACATAACAAATAAAATTATTGATATGATACATAAAGAACAAATCATTGATATTGGTTTACATATTAAGAAAACTCCATGACGGCACTCATTAGAAATCCTACAAATCCAAACTTTTTACAACCTAATAAGTTTACACTTAACTTTTCTAGGTTGCCTAATACACAGTTTTTTTGCCAATCAGTAAGTGTACCTGGTATTTCATTGTCGGAAATTCCACACAATACACCATTTGTTGAATTGTATATTCCAGGTGAAAAAGCTATTTACGATTTATTAAATGTTACTTTTTATATTGATGAAGAACTTCAAGCATGGAAAGAAATACATGACTGGATTCGTGCAATGACTTTCCCAACCGACTTTGCAGAGTATCGTAATTTAAGTCGATTGAATAAAAATGCAGGTGCAAGTGGATCTTTAAAACCACAATACTGTGATGCCTCAATTACACTTTTATCA